TCCGTAACGCCTCTGCCACGCGCGTAACGTGACAGGGATTAAGGGTAAACTAATTGATTTTGCAAGTTTTTATTTTACCCTGCTTTCTTATGGGGCATACATGGGACACTTTCAGATAGTCTTTTGTTAAGGAGTTCTATCTGTTCGTGATTGTTGTCTTTCATCCATGCTCCGTAAACATTGAATACCATTTGTGCGTTTGTGTGGCCCATCTGGCTTGCGATAAAACTAGGATTAGCTCCTGCGGCAAGTGACCAGCATGCATAAGTATGCCTGGATTGGTACGATTTTCTGTGTCTCAGACCTGCGCGTTTTAAGATACTTGTCCATGACTCCCTGATGGAGTCAACCTTGTAGTGAGGTCCGGACAACTGCTGCTGTTTTGTTACCTGAGGACTAAAAACAAAAGTGCATTTATGCACAGCAGTTCTCCCATATTCCCTCTGCTTCACCTCTACAGAATGTTGCTTTCCAAGCATGGTCATTTCCGCCTGGCTTTTAAGAGCATCAATAGCTGGTTGAACCAGATGAATTGTCCTTCCGGTGCCTGCATCGGTTTTTGGTGGAGTGAATTCGCCAAGTTTTGTATAATTTCTACGGATGGTTATAGTCCTTGCTTTAAGGTCTATATCTTCCCATGCCAGCGATACCAACTCCCCGTGACGAATACCCGTGTATACAGCGAGAATCCACAGGTTTTTTGTTTGTTGATGACGGCAAGCCTCAATAAAACGAATAAATTCGTCACGGGTGAGAGGATCTGGTTTTACCTTGGACTTTTTTAAGGGAGCCAGACCGTTAAATGGGTTTCCTGAGGTATAACCATTATCTGTTGCAAATTGAAACATTCCAGCTATGGTTGTCATATAGTAGTTTACCGTGACCACTGAGCGCCCTTTTATGGAAGAAGTCTTTCCATTAGAAAGCTTTTGGTAACCGGTCAACAAATCTCTCCTTACGAAAAGTAAATCCTCTTTTGTTATGGATGAAACCAGTTTTTTTTCACCTAACATTGGTAACATGTTTTTAATTACTGACTGGTAACGGTTAAGTGCATTCGCACAAATCTCAATTTTCTTAAGGTCCAACCATTTTTCCGAAAGTGCCTTAACGGTTATCTCTCTTTTTCCCAGACCAAAGTGTTTCAGGTTAGGGGAATTAGGGAACTGCGCGGCGTAGTCGAAACTCCCCATTCTGATTGCAAAACAAACGGAAGTGCGAAGTTCACCAGCGATCTTCCGGTTTTTGGCTGTGTCAGGAACACCGAGGTTTTCTCTGACACGTTTGCCATTATAGTGAAACCATATACGGAGTGATCCTCCATGGTTTTCAACGCCTGTCGGGTATGATGCGTTACTCATTAAACCTCCCAGACGTCCAGGAGCATTAACAGGTTAACCGGAACTTGCATTTTTGGCACCTGGTTGTTTCTGGTTTTCGATCCATCGCATAATTTCTTCGATGTTGTACAGGCATTCACTGTAATGCCCAGGATCACCTTCTACAGCGTAATGGCGGTATTCTTTTCCCTGCATCCATGACTTTCTTCTGGCCCGCTCGATGGTGCCGGGCTTTAGCCCTGTTGATGCAATAAGGACTCTCTCCGTACACCATTTGCTGGGGGTTATCTGATAGATGATTGTCTGCATGCCAACCTCATAAAACTTTCATCCACGGCAGTGGCACCACACGTCAAACATTCGTTTCACAACTTCACGGCAGTAGAAGCCGTCGACATCACGGGTCAGGTCGTAGCGATTGCCGAATGTCTTGCGAACCCAGAACTCAAAAGCCGTATGCATGTATCACCTCCGTTGCATTGCGCGTAATTTTTTCAGGCGCATTTCCTGCTCAGTGCCCGCCAGAATTTTGCGGTACTCCTGTTGGTCAATATGTTCGAACAGGTTGTTGAACTCACCAATGCGTACCCGTCCGGAGCGCCCGTCCATGCGTCGAAAGAACACTGAGTGCTGAGTACTGCGAGTAATCACCACAGGGTATCCGGCTCTGTCCGTGTATATCTGACCACGTTGAATCAGAGCGAACATTCCTTTATCCCCAGCGGAAAAGCGAATACAGAATAAATGCCACCGCTATTGCAACTCCAACTGCGGTGAATGCTTCAGGCCAATTCATCATTTCACCTCCTGCGGCGGCTCCGGTAGCGGCATCCAGTGGGTTACCTCTTTGAGATACAGGTCTTCGCCATCACCGTCATCCCAAGTGGGCTTGCCATCATTAAACCAGTCGCCATATACGCCGACCTGAGTGTTGGGGATGTTTGGTGGGTAGTTGTTTTTAAAGTCAGCTGCTAACACATAGCATTGTCGCTCTCCCATTTCAGGCATTCGCTCACTACAGCTTATCCAACCATCCGGAGTTGCCGGATAGTTGCCATTCACAAGGTCAGCTCGAACATATAGCGTGTCATCATGGTGTTGATTGTGGCTGCACCACGTTAATTCGCTTAACTCGCCATCTTTTGGCCATACTCCAGCCGTTTGCAGCCAGATATGGGCTGGCGCATCTTGGCAAGGTGTATTAACTGGCAACTTGTAAGTTTGGCTTACAGGTTCTGCACTATCAGCCTTGCGGCGCTCCTGTAGCTCGCGCAGAGCCGCTACAACATAATGGCTATTGTGCTGGTCAGCCCACAGAATGAGCCGAATCAACGTTGCATTTGAAACGTATTCGTCTGTTAGTTTGCTATTGGTAAAAGTGGTCATAGCTATTTCACCTTAATCTCAACATTTCGCAGCTTTAGCTCTACTGGCAGGTCTGACTTTCCTGTTAATGCTAATGCGAGATTTTCTGGAGTAATGAGAACAGTTATTGTTTTCCCCCTCGCCAGACGAATAATCATGCGTATCTCGCTATCGTCACATGCTCCTGGTCGAACAATTGAGATTTGTCCGTTCATCTCACTCTCCTTTGATGCGAATGCCAGCGGCGCGCTCGGCTTCACTTTGTTCCCAAAACCACTTGTGAAGCGCCATAAGCTTTTCGTCAATCGGTGCATATTTGCGATTAAAGTAGGCCTGAGCATCTTTCTCAGATTCGTCCGGTAATTCGCCAGGGCCAAACAGTGTGTTATAAATCCATGCTAGTCCGCTCTTAGCGTCGCCAGTTGCCTGCCATTCGATAATGGCAGCCTGCATGACCAGAATGTTTTTCCCGATTAATAGGTCCAGTTCTTTGTACCGGTTGCGGATGTATGCATTCTCGCTTTGTAATTTTGCGTTGCGCTTTTCTGAGGCTTCAAGTAACGCCTGCTTATCGCGTAGAGCTTCTTCCAGTTCAGCAACATGGCATTCACTATCAATAAGGTTGTTCTCTGCTGCTTCAAGCTCAACACGCAGCTTCCCAACCGTAAGCGCAATCTCCTCGTTCTCCTGGTCGCGGCGTTTGATGTATTGCTGGTTTCTTTCCTGTTCATCCAGCAGTGCCAGCACGGTAGCCGGGTTAGCCTCTGCTATGAATTCAGCGTTTGCATAAGCCTGAGCATCTGATTCAATCAGGCAGTTAACATGACATTCCGCAATCACGCCACCGGGTTCTCCTTTCCATTTTTGGCAAACAAAAACTCCTGTTAAATTGCCGTGCTGGTTAACAGATGTATGCCCTACGATGTAGCTTCCTTTAGTTGCTTTCTCTGCCTTTTCACGCAGTGCCTGATAATTAATTTCGCTCAC